CGATTCAATGTAAGGGTGGAGATGATTTCCGCGCTTTTTTGGATTGGGCAGACGACGAATGTATGACCCGCTATCAATTGCGTGGTTATGGAGATACTCCAGGCAGGGCCGCTGATGATGCTTGGACTAGATATAATGGGGATCGTGATACCTATATCGCATATGAGGAGAAGTGGGAGTGACTACAGATCAACAACGATTGGTGAATTATCTGCAAGCGTCAATCGACTCCTTGTTGCTGGTGATTGACCTAGAGCAGAAGATAACACACAATGCTCACCCAAACTGGACTTACAGTCAAATCCTAAACGACCTGCGATGCCAGTTGGATGGCGAGGCCGCCCTGCTCCGTAGGCAAGAAGTCTTAGGACGATAGGTTGACAGGACTAGCCAATCCTGCTATAATACACACATGGACAACGCAAAAGGAAACGAAATGCTCAAGCATCAGATCAAGCACGTCAAGGCTGCTATTGCTACTGAATCCAAATATCGGGCCGCTGATGCCGCGGTGAAGAAGTTCCAAGATGCTGCCCAAGCCAACTACGACACTTCTGCTTTCGCTAACGGCTACTTGGGGTCAATGGTTGCGGGCATGGCAGCACAGCACCTGACTAAGGCGCAGTTCGCAGAGTTCCTGGTGGCAATGGAGCAGTCGGCAGTCAAGCAACAGGCCGAAGTGGATGCAAAAAAGAAGTACGCATTGACTTGACAGCCTAGCCAAAAGGCAGTATAATACACACATACACAGCAACAAGGAGCGAACCAAATGGCTAAACTACTGATCACTACACAAGTCTACGAGAACTACGGCGCCCACGATTGGGACGGAGTCGGTGAGTGCCCACAGTACTGGAAAGCCAAAGGCGGTTCAGACTACGTGGTCAAGAAGATCAACGTGAACAAGGTCACAGAGACTGTGATGGGTGTACGCTCGCAGATCGAGCAGGACAATCATGCGTTCCGTGAGACCATCATCGATTGGACCATTGTTGCTGACAATGCGCTCACAGAGTTTGAGCAGAGCCAGTTGGACTACGAGGGCAAGATCCGTTATGGTTCTAAGGAGATAGCATGGTAAATCAAGCAGTCATTAACCTGGCCATTGTGCTGGCGCCTGTATGGATTATGGGCTTGGCACTTTTGGTTGACTGGTTAGTCAATTGAGTATATAATACATACATAGACACACAAAGGAGCAGAGATGAGCGTTAGAGAACACATTGTTATTGATACCCGTCACGGTGGCCCTTATGATCGCGGCACGGCAGACAGCTACTACCGCAGACGCTTTAACCCACACTACTATGTTGGCGACACTGGAAGTTCACCGCGTGTCCCACTTGCTAGCATGACACCTGACGAGATTGTAGCCTACACCGCAGGCTATGATGACAACGAAGAAGCTGGTGATTACAAGGATTGGGGTTGATATGAAACTGTTTGAAGCTACTGTACGCAGGCCCGATGGCTCAGAGTTCAAAGACCGGGTGGGTGCGTCAGATGCACAGGAAGCCCGCAGACTGTTGCAAGAACGCCACGGTCCCCGTGCTATTCCATATGTGCCGCATATGATTCCAAGTTAACCCTACGGTTGACTGGGTTATTGATTGGTGCTATAATTAACACATAATAAGAAATAAGGTTGCTGAAGTAAAGAGCACGTAAGGACGCTGAGGAACAGTGTTAACGCCCTAGAGGAACTGGGGCACTTAGGTGGGGCAACGGTTGACAGAGCGATAAATTGGCAGTATAATACATACATACACACAAAAGGAGCGAGAGATGACTAAAGTAAATTATGACCGTTTTGCTAGTTTTGACATTAACGAGTGCTGTGACCACTTTGACAGCGAGAAGCAGAGCAACTGGAAGAAGATAAACAAGTTCATCGTGGCAGATGGACAAGAGTACGCCCACATTATGGAAACAGAGTTTGACTTTGAAGACACTGGTGATGGCGAGTACGAGGCCTTCCAAGCAGGCGTTAAGTATGCCCTAACTAAGATGAACATTGCCTTTGAGGCGGCCGCACTAGATCTGCAGGTATGCGAGGTGGACTTGGTAGAGAGCATGGGCTTTGTGCTGGTACGTGCAGACGACGAGCCCGAGGACTTTGTAAAACGAGTGCTGAAAAAGCCCGTTATGATGGTTGACAGCTGGTGCTAAAGCTGTTATAATACATACTTAAACAACAAATAGGAGCGACACTATGCGTACAGTACAAGAGATCAACCAAGCTATTATGTTTGGCGACTTCACCAATGTAGAGTTGTCCAGCATGATTGATGCTGTTAAATGGCGCCGTGCTACACTGGCCAAGCTGACCAAAGCCAGCCTTGCTGTTGGTGACACGGTGAACTTCACCAGCTCAAAGACTGGTATGGACGTCACAGGCCGAGTGCGTAAGATTGCTATTAAATATGTCACAGTGGACACTGGACAGACTCTGTGGCGAGTGCCGGCTAACATGTTGTCCAAAGTGGATGACAGAGCTTACGCTTGATCGTATAATAAACACTTAAACACACATAGGAGCGAACCCAATGGCAACTAAAGGATATAAAGTTTTGAGCTTGGAAACTAACCCAAAAGCTACCGTCAAGAGCCTAGAGCAGAAGGCAGTAGAGAAGAACCTCACAGAGACTGACGACGAGATCAAAGATCGTATGCGTCAACGTTTTGACATTGCAGACGAGATGACTCGTGCTGTAAAGAAGGGCGACATTCGTGCAATGATCATGACTGGACCCCCGGGTGTAGGCAAATCGTTTGGCGTTGAGTCAGTGCTGGCTAAGCATGACATGTTCGCTGACATTGCCAACGACTCTAAGCTGAAGAAGTACGAAGTGGTCAAGGGCGCAATGAGTGCTATTGGACTCTACAAGAAGCTGTATGAGTTTAGTGACAAGAAGAGCATCTTAGTGTTTGATGACTGCGACTCAGTACTGTTAGATGACCTAAGCCTTAACATCCTTAAGGCTGCATTGGACTCAGGTAAGAAGCGTATGATCTGTTGGAACACTGACAGTAGACTCTTACGTAGTGAGGGTGTGCCTAACAGCTTCGAGTTCAAGGGCGGCGCGATCTTCATTACTAATATTAAGTTTGAGAACGTCAAGAGCAAGAAGCTACAGGATCACTTGGCAGCATTAGAGTCACGCTGCCACTACTTGGACTTGACTATTGATACTGAGCGTGAGAAGATCCTGCGCATTGAACAGATCGTAGAGGACGGCATGCTCAAGGACTATGAGTTCGAGCAGTACACTGTGGATGAGATACTGGACTTCATTAAGGACAATAAGAAGAAGCTGCGAGAGCTATCACTACGTATGGTATTGAAGCTAGCAGACTTGAAGAAGAGCATGCCGGGCAACTGGCGTGCTGTTGCAGAGGTTACATGTATGCGTAGAGCATAACTGTAGCAGGGCTAGGCCCTGTAGAGTACATGTAGGTCCGATTCGCTCCCGGCAATGTATTTAGCAGGCTGGCCTAATAAACAGAGTGTATAACTCTGTTTCAATCCTAACTGATCCGATTCGCTCCCGGCAGGTTAGGATTTTTTTTATCTCGAGACTCGGGGTGGTGAGGGGCGATGAGAGGTGGTCGGGGCTTTATATATTATATTATTATTACTATATTATTACAGCTTAGTGGTGCTAAATCACCACCACAGAAAGAAAAGTACTCCACCTTAATTTTTTGCGCGGTAATTTTTTACGGGCTGTAGACCCATTCTGTGCGCTCATACCAATCTTTCTTCACTCAAACAAAAAGGTCCGCCTGGGACCTTTTACTATGATCTATATCGTAGTTCTACGCTGGCTGTACATTAGCCAATTGCTTAATACGTGCCAACTCATCAGGTGCAGATGCTGTCTGTGTATCTGTCGGCTGTGCTTTTGGAGCCATCTTAGCTTGTAGTGAAGCAACTGCATTTCCAGCACCTTTATTCACGTTTGATACTGCGCCAGCTAGATCACCCTGTGCCAAACTGGTCACTGCTCCCACACCTTTAGCCACGTTAGCTAAGGTACCACCAGCAGATAATGCTGCCTGCTTGACATCACCCTGCGCCAAGGCTGTGCCAACGTTAACAGCTCGTGCTACTGTGGCTAATCCACCACCTACAGCACCAGCTAAGGCATTCAGTGCAGTTCTACTGTCACCAGCTTCTAATGCATCAGCGGCAGCGGCTATAGCTTTGATCAGTCGAGTCTGTGGAATAATGTCAGTTACCTTGTCTAATAAGGGATACTGTTTCATCCAACCGTTCAGCTTGTTTAACAAGGTTTGTGGTTGTTCTTTTTGGGGGTCTATGGTACCTATGAGTGCCTGTATGTCAGCTACATCTTTTGGTGTGGGAGTTGGCTCTACTGTATCTGTAGGTGATGCCATTACTTCTGCACCTATTTGTGGCTGTGGTGTGACTAGTTCTTTTATTAGCATTGACTATTTATCAGGTTTGCCTTGTCTATTATCCCAATGGGATACATATGCATACTAACAGGAGCTAACTATGACTAAAATACCCAACGGTACAGAGATTAACTGCTAACATAATTGATTTAAAAATCTGTTTTGGCGCTGCGCCGCTTCGCGGCTACGACTCTGGTGGCCGTTATTCGTAGAGGTAGTTCACTGTGGTCTCGTTATCAGCTAACATGCTAGCACCATTGCTCAGGTGGAATCTACGAGCCATTTCAGTCTTGGGGCTCAAGGTCACATAGGTCTTGATAGTGGGGCGGTTCTGTGCTATGTGTATGCGAGCAGCTCGAATCATTCTGCGTCCCGCACCCGTTTGGTATGACCATATGGTATAGAATGCAGCCACATTGTCCCCAGTTTTTCCCAGTTCAGTTTCCGTAGTGGGCACAGCATCTAAGTAGGCCACACATACCACTGCGGCTGGCTTGTCATCTTCCATCAATACTAGTATTTCAGCGTGATCATGTATGCGACTAGCAGTGGGAATGGCCGGACGTACAGGGTCATCCTTGACCAAGTCGATAAGTGGATCGTGGAGATCTTGGATTACTTTTAACATGATTCGCTACCTTGTTGAGTTTTATATACACGTACTTATCTTTTATTGATAAAAATCATGTTACAGTAAGATTAAATGTCGTCCGAAGGTAGTTGATTCAGCAGTTGTCTAAGTTTACTTGACTCTACCTGTGCGGTATTCTTCTTAATGGCAATGCCCGCTAGTGGATCATGTCCTTCTCGGGGTTGTCCACGTGCCCAACCTTCTGTGCTAGTTCCACCTGTAGTACTAGATCTCTGGAGACTGTTAAGGATTTGATTGCCCTTGCTCACTGGAGCACCGCCTGAATCATTACCATACTCGCCCTGCCCTTCTTCTCCTGGATCTGTAATACGTAGAGTATCAATGTTAAAGTCCAAATCAATCTTCATGCCCACACCCGAACTACTACGAGTTTTCATCAGCTGGATTTGATACTTGCCACGTTCACGCATGGCCCTTGATGTAAAGATACCAAACACGTTGTCCGCAGTCTGTATCTTACTTAATCCACCCGAAATGTGACTGTGATCAAACTCAACTTCTTCCACAGCACCACGATTCAACTGTGCAGCCGTTACCAAGACACACTGCTTCTCCACTGCTAGGTTACGCAATTCTTCACTTACGTACTTGTCCTTAATAAACAGGTTCTCCGCTGAAATCTTCTTGGAGATTGGCATCAGCAAGTCCAAGTAGTCTACTAACAAGATGTCTACTTTACGTCCTAGTTTAATCTCATACTCTTTCAAGTAACTACGCACATCATTAGATGTTTTACCCGATGGCATGTACTTGACTTGATATGTGCCGCTCTTCTTGCCAATTACCTTAACCTTCATCTCAACATCATCAATATTCTTAAAAATGTCTCTGCTAGGTATATCAGTTATCATACTATCCACACGCATTGATACTAGTTCTTCACTTAATTCTAGAGTTAGATACACTACATTAAATCCCTGTAGTGCCCAGTTGACTCCTAAGTTTGCTAGGAATAGACTCTTGCCCGCACCCGAACCGCCTGCAAAGATATTCAGCTCTCCTCGGTTAAACCCCCCAAACAATCGTTTGTCCACAGTGTCCCAGCCAGTCTTTAACTGCCCGTTGTTGCTTTTGATCTTCATCAAGCGACCACGTGGATCTGCAAAGTAGTCAGTGCCTAGATCTTTGGTTAAGCCAACTTGCACTGCCTTCTTAACTAGTTCTTCTACAGGACCGTACTCACCTTTTTCCAACAAGTCAGCTGAGGCTAGAATAGCTCTCTCAAGACCTTTGTGTCGAATAAATGTTTCAAAGTCACTGAGTAGCCAATCATAGTGTGCATCTTTAAGATCTGTAGTTTCTTTAAAGGTTGATCCAGTGGCCGCATTAACAATGTCATATGTGGGCAGTACATTATGATCTACTACATAGTCATTTAAGAACTTGGCACTTGCTTGTAGCTTGCGATCAAATAGTTCGTGATCAAAGATGCTTTGGCAGCGTACAAATGTTTCTGCATCAGATAGCATCATTTCTAAATAAAGACGTTGTATATCGTACCCGTAGTCTACGTTTTGTCTTGCTTTATCGTTATTATAATCGTTCATTTATTACTTGTATCCATTTTTAAACTTTAAGTATGCTGGTACACACAATTCTTCATTTGCCCATTCATTGTCGTGCAATGATTTTTTTGATATTAGTTTTGTATGAAAACCTTGAGTAAGATCTAGACTCTGGTTGTCTACTAACGTATTATATATTTTGTTGCTTAAAACATCGTGATTTCTAAGGCACAAATGATTATACCTTGGATCTGATCCTTTGAAAAGATGTCCATTTGGTTCTACTTCAGGTTCACTTATATTATCTGTAAGATTACCGTTACTGAGAATTAAATTAGGATACTTGCTACAACTTAATGTAAATTGAAAAAATCCAAAAATTATTAAAGGAGGTTTCCAGCCGTGCGTTACAGCCATATGATTTAGCCATCCTAATCTTAATGTAGAATGTAAAATATCTAGCTGAGGTCGTTGTAGGTATTTAAAATACATTTCTGCAACCCTAGCTCTATCTTTTCCAATAAGTTTTTCTGTGTTTTTCGTATTGGTAAAAATGACATTAGGGTTTGTTATCTCTGGTAGATCTTCAAAAAACCAAAATCTGCCAGGACTAGTTGACACAATTATAACTTGGTCGTCTTGGGAGATGTCGCTGGCATGATCTGCTAGCATCTGGCAAGGGAAATCTTGACTACAACCTAACATACTTATATTTTTTAATTTATAATTAAGTTTTTTGGCTAACTGATTAATCCATACCCGATCGTGATCAAATAGACTTGTATCAGCATAACTGTCCCCAAATATCCATAAAGTTTTAGACATTATCTATTATACTCTCTTTATACGTTAATTGCAATGTGTTTGACTGGTGACCAGTTGCGGTATATCCGTTGTTTATTGTGATAAGCAACTGCCCCTATGCTACTACTCGGATCACCCGGATTTGGCAATGACCAGCGATACTTAAATGCGGGTTCTACAAACCGTTTGTTAGCATCCGAATTCATAGCACAGCCGCCCATATAAACTAGGCAATCGGTGTTGATTAATTTTCTAGCTTCTAGCATAACCATACCAATTTGACCTTCAAATGCATCTTGTACTGCGGCCGCAATGTCACATTGATCTTGCAGTGTTTCAATCGGGTAAGGCCAGTTTAATACACCTCGATGTAGGTTGTATTTTAGATTAACTGTGTTGCTGACATAGTTATTAACTTCTTTAAAATACCGTTGTTTGTCGCCCTGTGCTGCCATCTTCTGTAATAGGTATTCATCTTTAATTGGAGTAAGTCCAATTAATTTTGTAAATGCTGAATAGAACAAGCCTAAACTATGTGGATAACTTCTGCTCCATACTTTCTTCATTTCACCGTACTTGGCTTCCCATATGGTAGCCGATTCAAATTCACCTATTGCATCTAGTACAACAATGGCACAGTGATTAAACGGACTAGAGTAGTACCCAGCGGCAGCATGACTTGCATGGTGCGGCGTGTAAGTAACTGGGGCATAGTGAACTCTTATTTTATTCAAATATCGTTTAGGTAACACCGACATGTCTAATGCTGTCGCATATTGCCCAGCATATACTTGTCTTGCTTTTTTAAGCCAAGGACGTTCATACCAAAAAATACGATCCGGAGCACCTCGATGTAGTGCATCAGTAATAAGTAATGTGTCTATTTCGTTATCTTTACACGTAACCCATGATAGTAGTTCGCTATCCTTAAACACCGCTAGACTACTGCCGTGATTGAGAGCGTTTATTCCCCACTGTATCATTTGTAAATAAATGGATCGCGTTTACGCAGTTCTTCAAGACGCTTATTAAATGCTTTGCGTTCCTGCCAGCGTCTGTAGGGCGTTAGTAGCCAATTAATAAATTTCATTCTTCTTCCTTCTTAAACCATTTACGTGCTTGTAACTGTATTTTTAAATTGTTAGATTCTTTTGAGCTTATGATACTGTATAGTGTATATAATTTTCCGTATTTGATAACTGCGTCATTTACGTCTTTAACGCCTTCGGTCCATTCAGGAAAAGCTACACTCCATCCATATTCTAGTGCCTGTTCAACCATCCTATAACCAGCGTCATCTCTATCTGCTACCACTATAACTTCACGCTGTAGTTGACTAATTAGTGCATGTTGGCTTACGCCGATCTCAGCACTCATTACAGCAACACCGTCTATACAGATAGCATCAATAGGGCCTTCTGTTACTATGACATATTTACGTTCGTAATGTTGTCTGTCTAAATTAAACACATATCCGGGCTGTTGTTCACTTATGTACTTGGGTTTACCAGTTGTAATCTTACGGGCAGTATATCCAACTAGCCTATGTTCGTGATAAAAAGGAATAATTAGTCTATTGCTAAATCCATCTTCATCAGTCCAATGCCAAGGATAATCATCTACGTATAGGTTGCGGCTGGCTAGGTATTCCAATACTGGTACTAGCTCGTCTGAGGGATGTTTAATCCATTCTGTTAAAGGCTTAGTGCCAATAGGCAAGGCTTTGTCAATAAATGTGGGTATAAGACCTTGCTCACCTTTGTATGAACTGTCTTCTTCGATGCGCATAGCCTCTAGACTACATTTGGTAATGGTATCGTCTGCAACACCTAGCCATTGCATAAGACGTTTTAATTTAACCGATACTTTGCGACCTGGTTGCCAACTGGCTTTGAATCCACAGTTAAAGCAATGATAGCTAACACCTTCATTAACCATAATGCCGCCACGCTGTCTATTGTCAGCTGATGTCCCGTTATGGTGACAGCATACCGCATTGAAGCTGACCCAACCACTCGGGGTTACTTTACGTTTTGCAGGGAGGTATGACTGTACTGTATCTATGATTAAACTCATAGTTACATTTTACAGTATTGCTGTTACTTTGTCAATTGTTCCGGTAGTATTTGCCTGGGCCGTGTAGGAGATTCTCAGCCAATTTGTATCAGGGTCAATAGTGTATGTTTTTGTTACAGTAGTGGTTGCTGTGGTTACATTAAATGTTTCTACACTAGTCCAATTAGTAGCAGTACTTACTATATCGCCAGTGGTAGTTTGTACAGTAATAGGCGCAGCCAATGAACTAAAAGAAAACGTTAACTCAACTTCTCCAGATCCAACGCCGTCATTTACTGGATTGATTTCGATTGATTCGCTGTAATAATTTCGAGTTTGCCAAGTAGGGTCATTTACATCAATTTCATATATAAAAGTTTTTATGATTTTAACAGGCAGACCGGTTGGCATTGCGCCGCCTAACAAATCCATAGTTCCCGTAACACCAAACTGAGTATCACCGTATACAGGAGTTTTAGTAGTATCTTGATTAAGGATGTATACTGTGTATTTTAGGAATTGAGGGGTAATAGTATCTAAGGCCAGCGCCGGGATAACCATCAATCCAATGCCTTTTTTACCTGTTGCAGTGTTAACATTACCTGCATATACTTCTTGATTAAGTTGATCCATAATGACGAACTTCAATGCATAAGTAGTAATGTCGATACGTTTTTGTTCGGCATTTTTTACATCAAGTTCTAGTACATTGTCTAGGCCTTGATAGATTTTAAATTTACGTTGATACACGATTCTCCACTCCAAAGGTGATGCAGCCAGATTGACAACTGCTTGGATTCTGTTTGAATATAAATAACTTGAAATTTTTTGCATTTGGTTTAAAGGCCTCACTACTATTTATATGGTTAAATTAAGAGATAACATACAAGAACACTTACCGTTTATAAGCGTATTACACTACGGCGAGGCCGAATTCGTAGGTATTATTATAAATCAAGATCAGTTCGTAACTAGCTTCTACGACTTATCTATTATTAAAACACCCGAAGAAAAGACGATATTTTTAGATATTGGAGAGACTTGGTGGTGGGAATCAAATAGACAGATACCTATCAATATCTTTCTGCGCACAGAAATTTCGCCGTTTAAGTATGCAATAAAGACATTTAATAGTAAGGATGTTCGAATACTATTAGGACCAGTTGTTAATTTAATGAACTTAACGTTAAAAAGAGTCAAACGTAAAAGTGTACAATTGGTTCGACCTATACCTAAGAATTAACTAAATCTGTACCTTATTGTCGTAAGTACATTCGAAAATTACTAATAGTATATCTTCCCCATCCTGAGAATTTTTCTGTTGTATTTAAAAATTTAACAGGGGTAACTCCATGTACTGCCCAACTTGGAAAAATAATCATCCTATTATTTTCTAACGGAATTGTATAGCCATCTTCACCCAACAACAAATCTCCACCGACAAATGCTTTAGGGTCTTTATATAGGTTAACTAGTACTGTATATATAGACACATCTTTATGTGGAAGGTAATTATCATTATCATCATAATAACTTAACAAAAAAGATTCATCAGTAAGCTCAGTAAACCATTTAAATATCATATGTTTAGAAGCTACTTCTTCACAGAATTGTCTAGTAAACACATTAGTCATTGATCGATAGATATCTGAAATATTAGGAGTTTGGTATATATCATGTAAGAAAACTCCGTGGTTGTTTTTAACCGTATTGCCGTTAGGTGATATTGCCGATTGTGTAATTGTTGGTGATAACAGTTTGTCTGGATGTGTTAAGAATGCTAATTCTTTCCAAACATTTTCTAAATCATTAGTATTAAATATGTTTCTAACAATTATATGGGGCACTGGAGTTTCAAAATATTCTATAGTCATGTATATCCGTAACTGATACTTTCACAGATTAAATTCATCTGTACTACCACTGCCATTGCGTATGCTACCGCATGAGCTTTCTTAAAGTAGTACTCACCATCCTCGGGCTTTGTCCAAATCGTCTCCATCACCGTCGTCCAGGTCTCTCCAATCAAATGCCTCTTTGCGGGTCTTATCATAGCCAAAACGGCCGCTAGTTGGAGTATACTCGTCGGCTTCATCTGTCTCAAAATGCTTCCGTGTCCGTTGACGTGAAATAGTAAACTGCTGAAATCGTCCTGCGCTAAAAGGTCCCATAGTGGTTCAGTCTCCATTAAAGTTTTGAGATGCTCTTCATCCCGTACATCTTTATAGATACTAACATTTAGAAAGTCTAGTTTAAAATAGCCTCTTTCTTCTGCTTCTTTGTAGTCTACGTTGGATAAGTTATTTACAGGATTGTACGGGATAGGTGTACAATATACGCCAGTATTGTGCTTTTTAAAAGTACCAGTTGTATCCTTAATAGCCGCAGGTATATGTTTGATAAATTTAAGGGCGTGATCTCTGTCAGCAAAGTCAATATCAATATCTGGCATTATAGGCTCGATTCTTTAACAATAGTTCTCACAAGTTCCATGTCAAACTTTTGAGTTTTAAACTTCTTAACCCATACCTGCGGATCAATAACATTGCCAATGGCACTCAACTGATCATCACGGAAATTGCCCAGCATAGCTTTGCCACTAGCACAGTTAAGAATTAGCCACGGGCTCACTTTACCATCCTTGACATCAAATACAGCTCGATTAGTACTAACATACTTAAAGTAATGATTCCACAGGGCATTATTATCAGTGGCCCAGGATTGCATGTGTGCAACACTTCTCTCTAATGCGGTCTCGACAGATTCAGTATGAATTAAGTTAATAACATATTTCTCATATAATTCATCTCTACACCAGTGATCTAATTTAACACCACTGCGTACTACATAGTCGATAAATTTGTCAGGGTATAGGGGCTTTGTGTTATTAACAAAACTTCCAAACTTTACCATAGCATTATAATATGGGCTACGTGCAAAGTCGTCATAGGTTTTGTCAACACCTAGTTGTTGCGTAATTCTATAAAATTTATTATAGGTTTGATATCCTATAAAAACATGTTTTTCATCCTTGGCCAAGTAACGTCTTTTCTGCTCGCACATGTGTACTGCAAGAGTTCTTTCTTGCATAAATTTTGATTTGCAAAACTGACAGGCGTAAGGTTTATTCACACTTAATTCTAACATAGTTAAAACATTTTAGCAATTTGTTTATCATCAAAACCATGTGTTTGTGCTAATTTTTTAGCGTCAGCAGTAGTCATTAATTGACTCATCATTTCAATTTCATCTTGTTTTTTGTTTGGGTATATTTCTAATAAAAACTTAGATAGTTTGTTATTGCCTTGTTTTTTCTTAAAGCCAATCCATTGATGAAAAAATATCTTTTGACTTTCATGCCCGCACATACAAAGCAATTGCCATAACAATTTTGGATGCTTCTGTAGAATATTCCAGTGCTTGTTAAAGTATTCATTAACAGTTAAAATAAAATGTTCCTGAATTTCTCGATTGCCTTGGGCATTGCTAATGTATCGATTTAAAATAAACAACTCACTCTTAAGTGCCTTCTGTTGTTCAGCATCTAACTCGTCCCACAGGCCTTTGTAGTTCATATCAACGGCTGCAAGTTTATCTTTTAGTTCAACCTTTTCACTCATTATCATCCTCTGGAATTGTACCATTACTATGGCGCATACGACGAATTTCTGTTTCTTGGAACATGCGTTTTTCTTGTGCAGTTAATTCGTGCCATAGCTTACGAGGATTACCACATAGCATACATCCGGGATTACCGCAGTCCATAGCATGGTGTTTTTCTAAGCGGTGCGGTTCCTTAACTGCTTTATCTTTATCAGTTAGACCGTGTGCTTTAGCAATTTTTACTTGTTTCTTTACAGCGTTTTCGTTCCGTTGAAGACGTTTGCTATGATTAAATTTATCTGCGTCTGTACTCATAATGGTTTGTCCTTGCTTAGTCTATATATCATTATAGCACGGTCCAGTGCCTTTTGTAAAGCGGGATTGGTAGGAGCCATTCGACGAATTTCACCCCACATTTTGTCTTCTATTATATGGTCGTGTGTGCTCCGCTTGCCGCTGACAGGATCCCAATTGTATCCAATTAATTTTCGTGTACTTGGGTCAGCCCCAACTTCTCTGGCATATACTTCGCCAGCGTTGCGTTCGTAAATGTACGTTGCACCTGGTGTAAGTTTTCCCATATTACAATAGTCTATCTAATAAAATTATTTCACTTTGACGTGATATTTCTTTAACAAAATATGCACATAACGTCTTTGGTTCATTATTTAACGGTACTGCAAGCAATTGATTATTTTTCATTTTTGGAAAATACCATTTAACATCATTATAAAAATTTACAATTTCGATCTTCTTAAATTCTAATCTAAAACTACTTAATGGGTTAAAACAGAATGCTTCAAATCCGCGATCGTTTAAGCTAGTAAGTGGCAGTATTTCAATATCACTCGCAGTAGAACTATCGCCGACTGCAATCGACCAATCAATGGGCATAGTAACTTCATCGTTACCAATTTTAAGTACCATTGCTGGACTATTAAAACTTTCTAAGAAAATTAATGGCTGAAAGAAAAAGTCAGGACTTTGTGCATCACTGTTATCTAATACAGCAAATCTCATGCTGTCATCTACCTCATCAGGTAAATTATTCAAGTCAAATGCTTGATTGTCTAAGGTTAGTATTTGCATATTTTTGTTATTATTTCCAGTCTATTTTCTCGATCGTGAACGGGTACTTAGCGTCCTTGTAAAACTTCTTACGTTGCGTGAGATGGCGCTTGGCGTATTTGCAGGTACTTGTAACGTCCCAGATTTGGACAAAGTCTTTGTCGTCTGCACGTCTAATGCCTCGCCCAATGCTTTGTATAACCCTTGTAAAGCTCTTTCCGGACTCCACCATAACCAGATTAAAAATACGGGGGATATTAATACCCACAGCGGCCACACCGTAAGTCGCCACAATAATCTTGTTATCAACAGTTTTAATTTCATCGTATTCACTCTTTCTATCTTTAGTTTTTACTTCACCTGAAATAAAGACACTATCTGGAATTTCGTTAACAATGAATTTACCTGTCTCTATTCGATTTACCAGTACAAGGGTATTACCACTATTACTAATGCCATTTACTAGTTTTGATATAAAAATCATCCTGTCTTCATCAGTGACAAGATACTTGTATTCTTCTGCATATGACTTAAATTCAGGTAAGTCAATAAGTTGTGTTATGTTTACATGGCAGTCACTTAAAACACCTTGTGCTTGTAATTCATGTGCGTGAACTTCGTGTACACAGGGTCCAAGACTTACAAAAATTTGCTGTGCTTCAAAATCTTCTTTAGGTACAGTGCCAGTTAAACCCCAACGAATAGGAGCATTGTTAAAGTTCTGTGTCAGCAAATTTCTCAACACAGTAGCTTTAGCCATGTGTACCTCGTCTACCATAATTGTAGTAACACCGTCAAGAAATTCTGCAAGTGTTAATATGTCTTGCTCGTGATTTTTACTTTTCTTGTCGAGTATATTAAGACTCTGCCAAGTGGCAATAGTGTGAGTTTTATAGAGATCTTTGCGATCACCATAGTACACACCTACATCAAGGCCGCAGTTGATAAAATCTTCTTCTGTTTGTTCAACAAGACTTTTATTAGGTACAATAGTAAATGTTCGACCGTAAGGTTCACAAATCTTTGCTAATGTTGCTGTGGTTATTGTCTTGCCAAAGCCAGTGGCAATTTCCTGTAAACACTGAGGATTTTCAAGAAATTTATTTACTACTTCAACTTGATCTTCACGCAGTCTAATTGGCTGACCTGCAAATCTGTGTCCAACAGGCCAGCATTGATCTCCCCAAAAGTCTGCTTCTACTTTAGGAAACTGCAAATTAATGGCTGCACGATTGTCGATAATTTCTGTTATCTCAACGCCGCTTTTTTCCAGTACTTCTAAGATCTTTGGCAGCTGGCTTAGGTAGCCGTTACCACCTAATCCAAATAATGTAATTGCTCCATCCCACCTACCTAACTTATATGCTGGACGATAACGAGCAGTAGGGTCCTCATACTTAAATGTATTTGCTAACTTACGTCGAATTTCAACAGGAAGTCCTTCTACCTTAAGATTTACCTCATCTTGAATGATCAATTTACACGATGGCATCTACCCCTCCTAAGGGACGTTTATCATTGTAGTATACTATCAAATCAACTGAATTGCAATAGACACTGGTTTTATTGCTTTTAAAATTATTTGAGAATGATACTACACTTGATGGATACCAACCATTTTTTAGCATGAATTTTGGTAATTTATTATTTGCAATACCTGCTACCTGTGTCTGTTGATTTAATTTAGAGTTGTAATCTAATTGTGAAATTAAAGAATTAAATTCTTTGTTATTATCACTGCCACTATCAAATCTAAAATAAATCCCGATCTTATCAAGGTCACTATTTTTCAGTGATTTTTCCAATTTTTTGAGGTTTTGTAAACACTCTTTAGAGTCATGACCGTTGAACACAAATAGTACAGGTAATCGATTTAATTTGTATAGTGCCGTAACTAACTCATCAAGTGGGGTAGTGTTACTATCAATCCATACTCGAGGTGACGGCCTGTTAGCCAGTGAATTTTTCAGTGAAATTTCTGGATTTTTTGGAAAAATTGTGAATTGAAATTTCAAGCTTCGATCGTTTAACATAATCAAATTGTCGTCTGATATCTGACCAATTTCATTATGCACCGCGGTAATTAATTTTTCATTAGTTAAATTAAACACATCAAACTGGGTTGACTTTCTTGAGCGAATTTCTGAAATTTCTTGGTAAAATTTCATAATAATTGGATCTACTTCGAACCCATGTGATTTGAACACTGCGACTATCTGGTAGAGATTTTTTTCAGTTAGTGGTACACTATACTGCCTGTTATTAATCGACAGCATCTGACCTTCGATGATTTTATTGAGGTCAGTGATTTGCTGTCGTAGACGTTTATTATGGGTAAATTCCACTATGATTCGGCCATCGTGGTCTTTGGATAAGAAAATTTTTCTAACCTGTTCAATCACTCTAAAGGGGTGTGTCCATGTGGGATTATCAACAACAGTGCGAGTGGTAGACGTTGGATCAAAAATATGTTGATCGTTTTCTTTGAGAATTTTTATCAGTAATTTTGACTGATTTTCAGTCAAAAATTGACCCGATGTAATTTGCCTAGCAAGACTGATTAAAACTTTTTTATCTCTGTTGGCAATCTGAGAACTTAAGGTTTCAATGCCTTGACGGGACAGCTCTATGAGCAATGTGTCTACTGTTATCATAGTTAGATTATACTAGAGTATAAGTTAAAAGTCAAGTTTTATGATTATAACGTGGCATCTTCCATGCCAGCTACTCTAAGTTTAACAATGTTGGTTAATTGCCATTGTTTTTGATCTAATGCTTTAGTAATGCCTAGCCACTTGTTTCTCAGCAGGGCAAACTCATTGATAATTTTTTCAAAGTCAACCACATCAGACTCGCCTTCAACAAATTTTTCACAATCTCTTGATGACAGAGCCCTTTGATAGTTTTCTAAATATTTACGGAAGTGTTGACTCTTAAGTCGTCTAAGTTCAATATTCAAATATTCCAAAATTGCTTCAATTTCTTGTAGCTGACCAAATCGTTCTTCCACAATGCCTGGCATCCTGGCAGCGGCCTTTTCAATGTTCCCCGCTATGCGAGCATCTGTCTTTGCTGCCTGTAATTCAAGTTCATAGTGTGCTACAGCATCGGGAATATACGAAATATCTTTTGAAACTTTTGTATACCAAGTCATAGATTATTCATCATCTTCATAAGAATCTAAATCTTCGTCGTCGAGTTCTTCCTCGTCACTTGTTTCATCTAGATAAAAGTCAATAGCATTATCAAGGTCATCGTCAACACCAGAGGCGCCAGCCATAACCTTATCGCTGACACCGTGATCTGCTAACAAATCAACATATCGTTCTGCTAATACGTCAAGTACTTTTTTGTCAACGTACTCTTTAAACAACATCCAAATATCACCAATATGATTTTCGTTCATTCTATAATTTCTCCAGTTTCTTCATCAATAGCAAGTTGTACTGTAGGAACTGGGCGAACATTATTAAATTCAAGCATGACTTTATCAAGACATCCATCTTCATTACGTTCCCATTCCTTACGATACAATTTAATCTCTGTACCATCTGTAGAAACGTATTTAAGTCTGTTGCCATCTTTTGTAAGCAAACCTTTTGCCTCACACAGATCAGTAAGACCACTGTATGGACTCATGCCTGTTGCATAAGGAATCTCAACTTGTACTGATTCAAATGGCTTTGCATAGCGTGTTTTCATGATCTTACAAGCGGCACGGATACCATTTACTGTGGTAGTCTTGTTGCCATCGGCATCAGTTTTCAATTTCAGTTTACGCATGGCAATAACAATACTACTTGCATAAATGAAACCTTGTCCACCTGAAATTTTGTCATCTGGATCAAACATGTCTTGACTTGCGTAGGTGTGATTTGTACAAACCAATCCAACATTGTAGCTGCCAAACATGTTTACACAATTACGAACTAATGAAGTAAGTGCCTTAGGCTTACGGCCCATGTCACCTTTCATTTCGCCTGCTTCAAACTGATTAACGTCTGTTGGAGTTAACAACATACCTAATGAGTCAATGACAAACAATACTTTAGGACGAGTTGCTTCATCCATTGTTTTGTACTCTTTCATGAATTCACTAATGGTCTTTGCCACGTCGTCAATCATGGCCATATTGAGTTTTAACAATTTTTGTTCACTTGTATCTACGCCAAGTGCATGAAGCCATTTCTCATCAAGAGCATTTTCACTGTCAACTAACACTACATAAATGCCTTGTTGTTGAGCGGCTTTGATAAGATTGCCAGAACAGATATAACTCTTACCTGCTCCTGATTCACCTGCAAGGACTGTCACTTTACCAAGTGGCACACCTTTGTTAAAATCTGAACTAATCAAATAGTTTAGAGCATAGTTGCCTGTTGAGATCCAATCTGTAGGATCATTAAAGCCAACACCTAAGCCATCGATGCTCTTGGTTAGGGTTTTGCGGAATTTAGATAAGTCAAATGCTTTTGTTGCCATGATTAATTATCCAAGTCCATTGCGACCCACTCTTTGATCACTGCAATAAGTTCTTCTTCTGTATTGCACATGACCTTAGCGGTCTTCCATTCTTCTTTCTTATCGCGACCACTAACTTCTATCATGAAGCCGTTGTCATAACGATTAAGACTGATATTTTCATTTACTTTTGCGAGTTTGTTTAGTTTAGCCATAGTTATTCTCCTAATAGTGGCGAGAAGTACAGGGCGCAAACCCTGTACTTACTCTAACGCTTACTGCTTGTTACGATTGCGAATCATAGCAAGAATGTCTTCTGCACGACCGCCACTGGCAGCTGGTGCTGATTCTTGCTTAGGTGCTGAGAATGATTTCTCAGCTGTAGCAACTTCTTCTTCCCAAGGTGCTGCATCTTCTGCGGCAGGTGCTGC